TGTTTGCCTTAGCACCTTTGTCATTAAGTATTTCTCTTAATACATCTACATAAGATTTTTCTTCTTGTACATCTGTTAACTGTGCATCAACAACACCAAGTTCAGCCGACATATTAGCCAGTTCAAGTTCTATCTTCTCAATGTCACCATCTTTTTGACTAGCTGTAGAAATCTCTAACTGAATTTGGTCGCTGTGTTTCTTTAATGCCGATAGACTGCCGTTTATCTTCGCTATCTCTACATTCATTTGAGATATTTTGTTTGATATCTGATTGAATTGGGTCATCTTTTCCTCTTGACCATTGAGTTCGCCTACGAGCTGCTTGAGACCTGATTCCAGCTTGGAAATTGTTGAAGTTTCGTGATTGCATTTTTCTTCCTTAAATTTTTCGTCTATTGATTGTGTACACACCGGACATGTGTCATTATCTTTAAAAAAACCTAGTGTCTTTTTATGTGTAGATATATTATGTTCTATCTTAGTTTCAAACTTTTCTAACTCTTTAACCTTTTTGGCCGTTGTATCTTGGCCGTTTAATGCATTTTGACTAACTGCTATGTCTTCATTGAGTTTTTGTAATTTTTGTTCATATTTTACTCTATTTCCATCATTTTCTACTATCTTATTTTGCTGTACCGTCAGGTTGTCACTACCTTTGGTTTCCAGAGTAGCAAGATACTTTGCTTCAGTTTCATACTTAGTCTTAATTAAATCGCACTGGTGCCTCACCTCCACCATCTTTTTTTGGAGGTCACTCTGTTGGGAACGCAAAATTAGGTCCATGAGGCCAAAAACTCTAATATCAAGTATCTCTTCTACAACTTCTCTTCTATATCTTGGTTTCATCTTCATAAACGGTTCGTATGAAGAAGAACCTAACAAAACCACCTGAATGAAAGAACGATAATTCAATTTCATTATGTTAGTTTCTAAATATTTTTGATAATCTATGGTCGATGCATCTTGGTTTATCATCTCACCATTTTTATATATCTCAAAGATGTTTGGTTTAATACCTCTAGTAATTCTATATTGATTTGTGCCTACATCAAACTCTACTTCTACTACACAATCACCGCCGTTAATGGTATTGACCATCTGTTCTTTTTTAATAATACGAAAAGGTTTATTAAACAATACAAAACATAATGCATCAAGCAATGTAGATTTACCACTACCATTTGTACCAATAATAAGTGTTGTCTGAGATGTATTTAAGTTTATTTCAATTGGCACATTACCACTTGATAAAAAGTTTCTATATTTTAATTTTTTAAATGTTATCACTCACTGGCCTCTACATATAATTCTTTTGCAAACTCTTTTAATTTTTGTTTGTTCACATCTGTTTCTACTTGGTCTATATAATTACCAAGATAAGTCAGCGTGTCTTCACCTTGTTCCAAGATATCATCTCTAACTGAAGCATTCATATCTGAATTATCTTCTACTATGTTTAATTCATATACATTAATCTTATTGAATAGGTTGTCAATAAACATATTGTACATATTCTCATCTGTTTTATTGGTAACAAATAACTTAATATACTTGTTGTTATACTTTGATAAATCTAATGTAGTATAATCTGTTTCTTTGTCATTATAATAAATCTTTTCAAACATAGGAAAAGGATTATCTACTTTGGTTATTTCTCTAGTTTCCGTATCAAAGATATGAAAACCTTTTGTTTCTCCATAGTCTGACCATGTCATTTGATATTGACAACCTAGATAGAATATACGACCATCATCTGATTTCTTATGAAAGTGACCAGATAATACTTTTTCAAATTTAGTAAACTGTGCTTTATCTTGACCGTGGTCATTGAAGTGACCAGCCATCATTTCAAAACCTTTGATTTCTAAATGACCCATAGCAATAATAGCATTTGTATTATCTATTTGAAATATACTATCGTCATGGTTGTCATCGCAAATCCATGGTATGAATAGAATAGGTAAACCATCAAACTCTACAGTTTTTGACGATGTATATATTTTTGCATTTTTAGATATATCTAAGTTCTGTAATGCGTTTACATCATTTGTATTCTTATAGTAGGTATCGTGGTTACCTATGATTACATGTGTGTCAATAACCATATCATCTAGTTTATCCCAAAATACTTTTTTAAAGTTATGGGCTGTGTTATGATTAATAAACTTTCTTCTATCTACCACATCACCTAGATGTACCAATGTTCCTATGTTATGTTCTTTCAAATAAGGAAAGAATATCTCATTATAAAACTTGTTTTGATACTTCATAAATGCAGGACTATCGTTTCTCACACCAAAGTGAGTGTCATTTAATATAGCAATTTTCATTTATTTTTTTTCTTGGCCTTTTCAGCTTCTTTGGCCTTCACCTTGTTCTTGTGTTGTAATGTAGTTCTTTTCGGTTGTGTCTTAGTACCATCTAATTCATCTGGCACTACATTCTTTTGTAAGAATTCACTAAACTGGTTCTTAAATTCTCTGTCTTCACCAGGTTGTAATGTCATATCATCATAGTTTGCCTCAGCAATCATTCTTTGTTTAATTGTAGTTTGTTTCTTTTCTTTTTGAATTCTACGAATAAACGCATAATAAATTATCTGTGTAAAATATGCGAAAGGATTATTAGATGTTTCTGGATTGAAGTTGTGTAGATACATCAAACAGTTTTCAATACCGTCTGATATCATATCATCTCTATAGGTGTAATTAATAAAGTTTGGTCTATAAGAAAGATGATTAGCAATCTTTAAAAAACAACTACCAATATAGTCTGTTACTGGTGGTTTTGTTTTGCCATTCTTCTCTGCTTCTAAACAACTGTTTCTGTAGTTAGTCATTGCCTCCAGAAAATCTTTATTGTTTACATAGTGTTCTTTTTTTGCGGCCATAATATCTCCATTTGTTAATCATAATACAGTAAATCTATCCTATTGTCAAGCTTGGATTGATTTATCTTTTTTTCAATTTCATTTCATTCCACGGTTGACATTGAAATCCTGGTGTGTATAATAGCGGTGTCCGCTTTGATAAGTATACCTATACCTAGTGTATAGTCGGAGGCTCTCCGTCACCACTGTCAAATTCATCGAATATTTTATTTAATTCTCTGTTCTCATCATCACTTAACTTAACTTGTTCCGGCGTCCCACCCTTATTAAATTGCCTGGCATTCTCATAATCAATTGAAAGATTATGCCAGCTTCTAGTCATCTCTAATGTTGCATTGGTGACTGTCATTATTTTATCTTTAGGAATGGTAATAATTTTATCGGTGGTGTAGGCTGCCCATTTTGATAAGGCAATATAGTCCTTTAGTCCCTCTTCTGTAAAAGAAGGAACATATCTAATTTGTAGTGGTTTAACTAATCTTAATAAAGGTCCGTTTTCTGGCAACTGTTCTGTACCAGTCGGTAGATAACAAAGAATATCATCACCATTGATTAGCTTAACAACTTTTATATCTTTAATATTAATGTTTTGCATTGTTTAACTCCACATTATGGATTTCGTAATCAAAATCTTCTTCATTGTATATATTTATCCTTTCACGGAAATGGTTAAGCGTGTAATTGTCTTTGTCATTATAAGATAAGTCATCTGAAATATCATATAAAGTCGCATCACCTTTGTTATCTTTAAGTCTTAGACCACGACCAATAGATTGTAAATTTCTTATTCGAGATTTACTAGGACTAGCAAAGATGATATTGTGTAAATTACGAATATTAATACCGGTACTAAAGGTTCCGTAGCTTGCCACGATAATAGCGTTGTCACTTTTCTCCGTAACCTCTCTAATCTTTTCTCTATCACTTGTTTCAACTCCTCCATAAACATAAAAAACTTTTTTGTCTGTGGCCTTTTTAGTTATATCTGCATATAATTGAGCACCATGTTTTTCTACATACTGAAACAAACATAATGTATTACCTTGGAGGCCAGATGCCAAGTTTACTATGTATTTGTTTCTTTTATCTGCTTGTACTATATAGTCCATTTCTTCCTGAAATGTCATACCACTAGCATGTTTACACTCAGCCGGTCCATGTTTTAATACTAGACAGTATATTTTTAATCCCGCCAAATTTCCCTTGTCTTGTAGTTCGGATGTTGACACCACTTTGTTTACTGTACCAAAAAGTCCTTCTAGCACTAGTTTGTGTGTTGCTGAACCGTCTAAGGTTCCTGTTAGACCTACTCTGTATGGACATTTTTCTAATTTAGATAAAATTTTAGT